CCAACACCGCCAGCACATCTACCCTGGTAGCAGACTCCAGCGGCAACGCCAACAACTGGACACCCAACAACATCAGCCTCACAGCCGGGTCCACATACGACTCACTGACTGATGTGCCGACACTGACCAGCACTACGGTGGCGAACTACTGTGTTCTAAACGCAATATCTGGTTATTCTGGTTTGCCTTTAACTGCGGCAAATATTCAAACATCTGCCGTACCATCTGGTGCAGATTGGTATAGTCGTTCTGCAACAATGGGAATTTCTAACGGTAAGTGGTACACAGAATTTTCCATGCCTTCTATAACATCAGGCGCGCAAGGCAATCCTGTTGGCGTTGGAATTATCCCTGCATCAAATGATTTTTCTGCTGCTGGGCAAATGGTTGGAAATTCTGGTCGTGGGTACGGTTTTTATTGCCCAGATACAACTGGTAGCTCACCACAGAAAAGAGTTTCTGGGTCTAGTACATCGGTCGGTACAGGCACTGCAACAACCACTTCTGATGTGTTCATGGTTGCATTTGATTTAACCAACGGAAACGCATGGTTTGGTAAAAATGGTACTTGGTATGCAGGTGACCCATCTGCGGGAACTGGAGCATCAATTACAGGTATTACTGCTGGAGAATATGTATTTGGATTATCTGTTTATAGAGATGGTACTTATACAAACAACACTGTTGCAATAAATTTTGGTCAACGCCCGTTTGCTTATCCTACCTTGCCCACCGGTTTCCTCCCCCTCAACACGTTTAACATCTAATCATGGCAACTACATTTGCAGTACCAGATGGCCGGGTGGCGATGGCTGCTACGACGTATACGGGGACAAACGCTACCTTGGCGGTTAGCAATGCTGTCAATACGGTGTCGTTCCAGCCTGATCTAGTGTGGCTCAAATCAAGAAGCATCGGCGCTTCAAGTCATGCCCTATACGACACCAATAGGGGTGCTAGGGTCATGCTGCAATCAAACACCACTATTGCTGATTTTACGGATTCCGCTGGCGTGGGGATGACTGCGTTTAACGCTAATGGGTTTTCTCTTGGGACAGACACTGCTGCGGCTTCTTGCTCAGTTAACGGCAACGGGGTTACTTTTATTGGTTGGCAATGGAAAGCCGGTGGCACAGCGGTCAGCAACACTGCGGGGACTATTACATCAACGGTCAGTGCAAACACCACTGCTGGGTTCTCTATTGTGACGTACACGGGCACAGGGGCTAATGCTACGGTGGGGCATGGGCTGGGTGTTGCACCGGCAATGATTATTGCAAAGAAAAGGAACAACCCCGGAAATTGGATGGTGTATCACAGCGGCATTTCTGGTATGTCATCTGGGTATATTTTTCTAAACACCACCGCAGCTTTTACATCAGGGTCCCCTAGCGTATGGAATAGTACAGCCCCAGCCGCTTCTGTATTTTCACTGGGTTCTGATGCAAACATTAATGGTAGTGGACTAACCAACGTCGCATACTGCTGGGCACCGGTAGCAGGTTACAGCGCATTCGGTAGCTACACGGGCAATGGTAGTGCGGATGGTCCGTTTATATACACTGGGTTTAGGCCACGGTTCTTGATGATTAAAAGCAGCAGCGGTGTGTTTAACTGGTTTATAGAAGACTCTTCCAGAAATACAACCAATGTGACCGGGCTAGACCTTAGCCCCAATTTGTCTGATGCAGAAGCAAACAACTCCCCGACGTTTGACTTTCTATCAAATGGGTTTAAGTTGCGGAACACTTACACATCTCAAAACGGTTCCGGCTCAACATATATCTACGCAGCCTTCGCCGAGAATCCGCTAAAATTTAGTAATGCGAGATGATGGGTATATGACCAGAGTTTTTGCTGAACGTCCGGGCAGACAAAAGTACCGTGAGTACAACGGAGTACTAGGCGTTGTTCTGGGTATAGGCGGTCGGCAACATGGGCACGTCCAGTACAAGGTTCAATGCTCTACTTGCAATGATGTCCACTTAAGAGAAGCAAAGCAATTAAAAAATGGGGTTAAGTCGCAAGACTGCACGTTTTATAAGCCTTCCAACTGGCTTGGGCGTGAACGTGAAGACTCCATCATGCGCAGGCAATATGGCATTTCCATGCAGCAGTTTGATGAGTTACTTGCATTTCAAGAACACTGTTGTGCCATTTGCAAAGAGACAATTGGGAAACTCAGCCGGAAAATTAACATAGACCATGACCATAAAACAAACGTTGTACGGGGCATTTTATGCTCTGGATGCAATACCGGTTTGGGTCAGCTAGGTGATACAGTTGAAGGCTTGAAAAGAGCTTTGGCTTATCTTGAAAATGATTCGTTTACACAACTGAAGTACGCAAACGCCCGATGAACCTACCCCAACTGCCCCCAGACAAGGCCAACCATGCGCTGTATGGGGCCTTGATCTTCAACGTCGCTTTCTTTGCTTCTCATAGCCTTGCCATTGCCTCTGGCGTGGTTGCTGCGTTTGCTGTTGCCAAGGAGATCAGTGACGCGGTAATCAACTGGCGGGCAACGGGCAAGCTCACGCAGGGGCCGCACGGAGTGGAGTTCCTAGACGCTGCCGCAACGTGCTTTGGTGGCGTCCTGACGGCACTACCGCTGGTGGTCCTACACCGCTAAAATACCCCGCCAGGATCCCCGATGACCACACCGTCCTACGTCCTCACCTACGACAGCCTGTCCAGCCTCGTGCTCCAGTACCTGGAGCGCAGCGACCCGGCTGTTGTCGAATTCATTCCCACCGCCATCACCATGGCGGAGTTTGAGATCGCCCAGGAGATCAAGACGCTGGGCCAGATGGAGGTGGTGACGTCGAACATGACGGCGAGCAACCCGGTCATCGCCAAGCCGGCACGGTGGCGCAAGACGGTGTCAATGACCCTCACCACGGCGGCTGGCGCCAAGCAGCCCATCTACCTGCGCAAGCTCGAATACCTGAGCTCGTACTGGCCCGACGTCACGGCCACCGACACCCCGGTGTACTACGCCGACTACGACTACGACCACTGGTTCATCGCGCCCACGCCGGCCTCGGCGTTCGCTTTCGAGGCGCTCTGCTACACCCGCCTGCCGCCGCTGTCGTCCACCAACCAGACCAACTGGCTGACCCAGAACGCGCCCAACGCGATGCTGTTCGGCACGCTCAAGCAGACCGCGCCCTTCCTCAAGGACGACGCCCGGCTGGCGGTGTGGGCGCAGCTCTTCACCGAGGCCATGACGGCGCTCAAGTCGGAGGACGCGCTGCGCATAGGCGACCGCCAAACCGTTGCACAGGACTCCTGATGACCACCTACGTCAATCCGTTCACTGGTCAGACGATCAGCCCGTCCCAGGTCAGCTACGAGGACCTGTCCATAAGCGTCGACACGGCGCTGGAGTGGCCCATCAACGGCAACCAGGGGGACGTGGCAAGCGCCATCATCGACGTCACCGCGACCGTTGTCTCGCTCAAGCTGGAGCTGCCGCCGGCCACCCAGGTCTCGACGGGGCAGTCGGTGCTGGTGCGCAACGTCGGCGCCAACACCTTCACGGTCACCGACACCTCGGGCAACACGATCATCGCGATCGCCTCCGGCATCGCCCAGTTCATCTTCCTGACCAGCAACGCGACCCTCAACGGCACCTGGGCCTCGGTGACGTTCGGTGCCGGTACATCGACAGCCAACGCCTCGGCGCTGGCCGGGTACGGCCTGACCCCCATCAACCTGACCCTGAACCAAGCGTACCCGGTCACGACCCTGTTCTCCGACATCACGTTGACCACCACGAGCCGGGCGCAGTTCCTGGTGTGGAGTAGCGGGGTGGGGGCCATCACGCTGCCCCCGGCGGCCACGGTGGGCAACAACTGGTTCTGCAACATCCGCAACAACGGCACCGGTGTCCTGACACTGACGCCGCAGGGCACCGACACGATCGACGGGAACGCCTCGCAGCAGCTCCAGCTCACCGAGTCCCTGGTGATCGCGTCTAACGGCTCGACGTTCAACACGTTCGGTTACGGGCGCTCGAACACCTTCGCCTACACCCAGCTCCTGCTGGCGGTGACAGGGGGCTCCACGACCCTCTCGTCGTCTCAGGCGTCGAACACGGTCCAGGAGTACACGGGGGTCCTGACCTCAAACCAGATCATCGTGGTGCCCTCCACGGTGCAGCTCTACTCGTTCACGAACAACACCACCGGGGCCTTCACCCTGACCTTCAAGACGGCGGTGGTCGGCGGCGCCACGGTCGTGGTGGCGCAGGGCAAGACCGCGATGGCGGTCTGCGACGGCACCAACGTCTACAACGCCAACAGCACCGCCCAGGGCGTGGTGACCGGGCTGACGCTCGATGCGGGCTCCGCCGCAGCGCCGCCCTTGAACTTCATCTCGAACCTGTCCACGGGCATCTACCTGCCGGCGTCGGCGCAGATCGGGTTCACGATCGCAGGCGCCAACGCGGCCACACTCAGCGCCACCGGGTTTGCGATTCCGGTGGGCATCGGCGGGGGCACGTTTTGACACAGAAGGTCATCTCGATGACGGCCCTCCCGGGCATCCAACGGGACGGGACGTCGCTCGCCAGCACCCGGTACAACGACGGCGAGTGGGTGCGCTTCCAGCGCGGCCTGCCGCGCAAGATCGGCGGGTACACCGGCTCCTTCCTGAACGCGACCGGGATCTCGCGCGGCATGGCTATGTCCGCCGCCAACGGCCTGAACTACGTGGTCTCGGGCTACAGCGCGGGCCTGGAGCAGTGGGTCACCGACACGGACAACGGCATCGGCACGGGGCCTTACGCCTACTCCCTGAGCAACTTCACGGTCAGCGACGTGAACCTCTGGCAGTTCGACATTGGGTACGACTCGACCGGCAGCGCGACCAACAACTTGGTGGCGCACCCGGGCCAGAACCTTCTAGCCATCACGTCCACGGTGGACACGCCCGTGCTGCGCGGCGTCTTCCCGGGTACCCCGGGCAGCCTGACGATGTCCAAGGTTGGGGTGTTCACCGCAGCCGGCAGCATCAACGGCACGACCACATTCACCCTGGCGGCGCTCAACGCCCGCGTGGGCGCCGGCCAGACCATCACCGGCTCGGGCATCCCCTCGGGCACCACGGTGGTCTCGGTGACCTTGCTGGTGGTGGTCATGTCCGCCGCCGCAGTCACGACGGCGAGCATCACGGCCACGTTCGACAACAACATCGCGGTGTCGGGCGGCTGCGTGGTCCTGCACCCGTACCTGTTCGTCTACGGCAACAACGGACTGATCCAGAACTCCAGCGCCGGTGACTTCGACAACTGGGTCTCGGCGGACGCCAACGCCAACAACACGTCCACCGGCAAGATCGTCTGCGGCCTGCCCCTGCGCGGCGGCTCCTCGTCGCCCAGC